GCAGGATCTACTGTTAAATTGGGTTTCTATCAAAAGCCTTACATTCTACGGGATGGGGTTACCTATGGTAGCAGCCTTAAGTTGGTTGGTGTACAAGTTGTCTCAGTAAAAGGAGAAGCTGGTGTAGATACTGGAGATTTAGATGCTAATGAAGTGGCGGAACTATTTGGTAAGTCATCAGGATTTAAAACAGCAGATCCTAATGTAACACCAACATCCACCGCTGATGAAGAAGAAGACTTCTAAATACAGATCTAAACTAGAAGAACAAGTCGCTGAACTCTTTGATACACTTGGAGTGATTTATGAGTATGAGTCAGTTAAAGTACCCTATGTTATTCAGCATAATTACTGTCCTGATTTCGTCCTCCCTAATCATGTACACATTGAAACAAAGGGCTACTGGGATGCAAAAGACCGCCGAAAAATTCTTGCGGTTAAGAAGGAAAATCCCGATTTAGATTTAAGGATGGTGTTTCAAGCACCATACAACACTATAAGTAAGAAGAGTAAAACAACGTATGCTAAATGGTGTGAAAAGCACGACATACCTTGGACTTCTTACCATGATATACCTATCGACTGGTTAACATGACCGATAGCGAATTCGTGAGGCACTTACCTTGCGAAAACTGTGGCTCATCGGATGCAAATTCATTGTACTCTGATGGGCACACTTTCTGTTTTGTGTGTCATCATAGAACAGCAGGTGACAATGAAGTTGATTTTCACAATCGAAAAATGCCGAAAGATGTTCAGATACTTGGATCAGCCGAACGGCTGCATAAACGAGGAATATCTGAAAAAACTAATCAATTCTATAGGATATACCAATATGAGAACACGTTAAGATTCCCATACTATACCGTTGATGGTATACTAAAGGGAGTCAAAATCAAAACAAAGAAAAAGGACTTTCGTTATGAAGGAGTTTCCACTGACACCTTATTTGGTCAGCATTTATTCCCTAATACTGGCAAGCGTATTGTTGTTACTGAAGGTGAACTAGATGCTGCGAGCTGCTATGAAGCGATGGGCGGTTGGCCTATGGTATCCCTACCTCATGGAGCACAATCTGCAAAGAAGGACGTACAAAAACAGATCCCGTTATTTCAGGGGTATGAAGAAATTGTACTCTTCTTCGATACAGACGATCAAGGCCGCAAGGCTGCGGAGGAAGCGGCTAGCGTCCTACCAGCTGGCAGAGTCAAGATTGCTCGCTGTGAGGGGTATAAGGATGCCTCAGAAGCACTCCAAGCGAATGATGCTGAAGCAATTCGTAAAGCGATTTGGGATGCTAAACCATACAGACCGGATGGGATAGTAGAAGGTAAGTCCTTACTACAAATAGTAACCACACCACAAGCACCACATGACCACGAATATCCCTTCCGAGGACTCAACGAGAAATTACACGGGATCCGGTATGGCGAGCTTACAACGTTTACTGCTGGCTCTGGTTCAGGAAAGACAAGTATCATCCGTCACATTGCAACTGACTTGCTGGAAAAGGGAGAATCAGTTGGGATCTTGGAACTTGAAGCAAGTAATAGACGAACAGCCCTCGGATTAATGTCCACTGCTGTTGGTAAGAATTTACATATAGGAGAACATGAAGAATCAGAACTCAAAACAGCTTTTCATAATTCCATTGCTAATTGGAAGCTTTACCTGTTTGATGGCTTTGGTTCTTTTGATCCGGACGTTATTTACAATAGGATCGAATACCTTGCCAGTGGATTGGACTGTCGTGTTATATTCCTAGATCACCTTAGTATATTACTGAGTGGATTGGATGGGGATGAACGACGCATGATAGATCAGACCATGACTAGATTACGATCACTTGTTGAACGTACTGGTATTGCATTATTTTTAGTATCACACTTGCGGAGGGCAGGTAATGACAAAAACAGTCACGAAGAAGGAGGCAGAGTTAGTTTGTCCTCACTTAGAGGATCTCACAGCATTGCTCAAATATCAGATTCGGTCATTGCCCTCGAAGTCGATCAACAGGCCGACACTGAACGAAAACTTACAACAGTTAGAATCCTTAAAAATCGCTATTCAGGCGAAGTTGGCCGAGCGTGTGAACTAAGCTACGATTTAAACACTTGCAGATTCATTGAACATGAAATTACGCCCGAAACAAAATTCGACCCAGCCAAGGATTTTTGATGGAGGATATGAACACCCATGGTATAAATACTTAAATAGACCTAACCCACCTAGCAAAGAAGCAATTGAAAAAGCAAAGTTCGTCGATAGAACCTACCAGTGGAGTGGGGACGATCGTGTTCGATCTCGAGACAAACGGGCTGCTTAAAGATGCTACACGTATTCATTGTATAGCCCTACATTGGGATGATGATAACCGTACTGAAACTTTTAATGATGAGAATTACTCCACACCTGAGCTCGATATTAAGGAGGATGCGCCGATGGGCAGCAACTACTCCATTACTACAGGAATCAGTTGGCTCGAAACTGCTGACGTTCTTGTTGGTCACAATATTATCGGCTTTGACATTCCTATTATTAAGCGGATCTACCCTTGGTTTAATCCTAGGGGTATCATTATTGATACTCTTTTGTTATCTCGCTTATATCATCCGAATTTACTCGATATAGATAAGACAAGATGTTGGAAACATATGCCATTACAATTATACGGTCGTCATTCTCTAGAGGCATACGGTTACAGACTTGGTGAATACAAAGGGAACTTTGGTAAAACCACAGACTGGAAAGAGTGGTCTCAAGAGATGCAAGACTATTGCGTACAAGATGTTGCAGTTACCACCAAACTATGCAAACATTTCCACAAATACCTGAATGGATCACATTAGAACATCAGGTAGCACAAATACTCACCAATCAAGAAATCCATGGATGGCGTTTTGACGAACATGCTGCACAGCAACTTGAATCTTCTCTCAGAACTGAGTATGAAGAGACTACTCAAGTACTACGAAACAGGCACCCTTTCGTCGCAGGACAGGAATTTACTCCTAAAAGAAATAATAGCCGCCAAGGATACGTCGAAGGCTGCCCACTTACCAAGCTAAAGGAGCTAAATCCTACCTCAAGAGACCATATAGCATGGATATTACAAACACACTATGGTTGGACGCCTACATTAATGACCTTGAAGACAAAAGATCTCGAGGAAGACAAGAGGAAACCAATCATAGACGAGACAGTCCTGAAGGATATTGGGACGGATATAGCTCTCCATTTCTTGCGTCTACTCGAACTGACGAAGATGTTAGGAATGATATCAGAAGGCGTGAACGCATGGCAGAAGCTTGTTACGAAATCTAGGATACATCACCATTGTTCTGTAGCAACTGCTACATTTAGATGCGCTCATCGTACTCCAAATCTCGGACAGGTGCCAAGTGATGAAAGATTTCGACGTTTATTTATTGCTTCGCCAGGTTTACGATTGGCTGCTGCTGATCTTTCTGGTATCGAGCTACGTATGCTTGCCCATTATCTTGCACGATTTGACGACGGAAGATATGCTAAAATCCTTACCACCGGAGACATTCACCAAGAAAATGCTGATAAAATTGGAATCACTAGATCACAGGTTAAGACGGTAACATATGCCTTTCTTTATGGAGCAGGTAATGAAAAAATAGGATACAGTTATGATAAACAACTTTCACAATCGAATGCGAGGAAGAAAGGTAAAGAGATTAGGGAAGCTTATATTGCTGCCATTCCAGGTCTTAAAGAACTTTTGGAAGGCGTACACAAAGCTAGTGAGAGGGGTTATGTTCGTGGACTGGATAACCGTCACATCCTGTGTGACTCGCGGCACAAGTCTCTTAACTACCTCCTCCAAGGGTCGGCGGCGATAATAGCAAAACGTTGGATGGTTACCACCCATGACCACATCAGAAAAATGGATTTACACTGTCACCAGCTCGCTTTTATTCATGACGAGTTGCAGTTTGAATCTAAACCAGAACATGTTGATGATCTCAAATCTCTTCTTGTTCTCTCCGCTGCTGAGGCAGGAGAATATTATAATATGCGAATCCCAGTAGCAGCTGAAGCCAAAGATGGTATCAACTGGGGAGAGACACACTAATGTATGAAAATTTTATGCGATGCAGACTTTATTGTCTATAAAGCGTGCGCTGCCGCAGAAAGTGAAGTTGATTTTGGTGATGATATCATTCTTGTCACTAGCAACTTTAGTGATGCATACAGAGCCGCAAAGAGGGAACTTACCAAACTTGAAAACAAACTTGGGACATTCTCTTCTATGATACTGTTCTTTTCGGACAGTACAAATTTCAGAAAAAAAATTCTACCCGAATACAAGGGTCATCGGAATCGTAAAAAGCCTTGCGGCTATAAACGTGTTATTAATGCTCTCCGAAAAGAGTATAAAGTAATATGTAAGCCAGGGCTTGAAGCTGATGATGCTATGGGCATTTATGCCACTAAATACCCAGGAAATATTATCGCCTCACCTGATAAGGATATGAGACAAATTCCTGGACAGTTATATAATTTTGATGAAGTATTCACAATCGACAAGGAGGCAGGAGCAGCTTGGCACCTTATTCAATCTATTTCTGGAGATCAAACTGACGGATATGGCGGAGTCCCTGGAATTGGAGTTAAAAGAGCAGAAGCTCTCTTCAAAGAAAAGGGATACACATGGAAGGCAGTAGTTGAAGCATTCAAAGAAAAAGATTTAACTGAAGAAGATGCTTTAGTAAATGCTAGACTGGCTAGAATTTTAACAGCTGATGATTATGACTTCGAACGAAAAGAACCTAAATTATGGTCCCCCTCCTCCAGTTACAGAGTTAACTATGGAACAGGATCTAAAGCTAAGGCAGCTTGAAATTAGATTAAACAGTGGTGAAGTTGAGATGAAAGATATCATCACTGTTTTCTTAGCCATGCAAGAGCAAAATTTTGTCATGGGAAATTCAATTAAAAATTTACTTAAACAATGGCCAAAGGTCCCACCTACTACCAACGAGGTTCTACCGATGTTTGGGATTTTATTAGAGAACAAGAACTGAACTTTCATCTCGGTAATGCGATCAAGTATATCTGCAGAGCAGGTTACAAAGATAGCAAGATACAAGACTTAGAAAAAGCAATCCACTACTTAGAGAACGAATTAGAACATGAAGAAAACCTTTCTATCCGCTCAGGCGAAGGAATTCCGATCCAAATACAACATCAAAAACAGGATATCGAGAGAGAGCCGTTCGTATCAGAAGAATCTGATCGTCGAGGAATTTAAAGAGTTTCTAGATGCTGATAGCATGATGTTCAGAGCTGGTAGTCCTCCTAAAGAAGAGGCTTTAAAAGAATTAGCTGATCTAGTCTATGTATGCTACCAATATGCTGAGAATATGGGATGGTTCTTAGATGAAGCACTAGATAGAGTACATAAAAGTAATATGTCCAAACTCGGTGAGGACGGTAAACCAATATACCGAGAAGATGGAAAGGTCTTAAAAGGACCAAATTATCAACCACCTGATCTATCTGATATTATTTGAAATGAAGGCAGAACTTATCTCCCGCACTGGTCGGGTCCAATCATGGTTGGATAACCCAGAATCAAGACTTCCAGTGAGCTGTACTGTGTTTGTCGTTGAGGACTCTATGGAGGGCTCAGAAGGCATCGAGGCTAGCTGGAGATTTGTGTCTCATGCATTGAGGCATGGGGCAGGGTGCGCTGTACACCTGTCTAAACTACGGGAACGTGGTAATGAGAACGGTAAAGGACTTACAGCCAGTGGTCCTGTATCATTTGCAAAAATCTACTCAACATTAAATGAAACACTTAGAAGGGGCGGCGTCTATAAGAACGGCGCTGTCGTGGCTCACTTGGATATTGATCATCCCGATATCCTTGAGTTCGTGCGCACTCCTAGAGCTGAACTCCCTTGGATCAAAAGGACGGTCGATCTTGATTCGGGAAGGTGGCAAAACACAGATAATCAAACAAAAGATGCCATCCTCCTCGGGATTAAGTCCGGCGACATCTGGCTTAACAAAATAAAATATGGAAAAGATGGGAAACGAATTTTCGGTAACGTCTGCCTTGAAGTTTACCTGCCCTCACGTGGCACATGCTTGTTACAGCATGTCAATCTCGGTGCCTGTGAAGTCGGATCACTCCAAGAGGCTTTCCGTATTGGTATGTCCGAACTGTGCAGCCTCCATGGTAGGACAAACGTTGGAGCAACTGGAGAATATTTGCCGAGTGATACCGACAGGCAGGTCGGACTTGGACTCCTTGGACTCTCGAATCTCCTAAGAAGATACCATGTTACTTACGAACAATTTGGAGAGGCATTAGATAATGTCAATTCTGGTGAGCCTCCTACTGGTACAGCTGGTGCTATTGCTACTGAGCTCTACAAGGGTATCCAGTTAGCAGCTAATATAGCTAGAGAAAATAATATGGAGCGTGCGTTTGCTATTGCGCCTACTGCTTCATGCTCATATAAGAGTAAAGATTTAGATGGGTACACATGTACGCCGGAGATAGCACCTTCTATAGCTCGCTCTGTAGATAGAGATAGTGGTACATTTGGTGTACAGCACTACGATTATGGCAACGTAGAAATTGCCAGCGAAGTCGGCTGGGACGCATATAAGCGTGTAGCAGACGGCATCGTGACGATGTTAGATAAAACGGGACTTCTTCACGGATACAGCTTTAACTCTTGGAGTGATGTTGTAACCTACGACAATGCGTTCGTTGAGGAGTGGTTAGATTCACCCCAGACCTCCCTTTACTACTCCCTGCAAGTAATGGGTGACGTGCAAGATAAGACCGATGCGTATGCAGCATTAGATCAGAGTGACGTTGACGATTACTTACAGGATATACTCGGAAACGAGCCCGTAACCTGTGATTGTCAAGAATGATGAAGAAAGATCCTTATGAAAAACTACTCGGGAGGAAACGCAAGTGGTCTCCCGTACAAACCACCGCCGGACAACTGAAACATGGAGCCGAAGAAGCCATCTACCGTGCTCTCGCAATACGTCATATGGAGTTACCAGTTGGTACCTTCATCAAGGAAGGTCTTGAAAAAGATGTTCCCAACAGTGCTAGAACACTATTAGAATCAAACGTAAAGGACGAAGAAAACCATGACCTTGCTCTTGGGTATATTGCTAATTCAATTGGGGTTGACCCTACCGCTGAGGATGAAGCCTTACGACTTCGATCAGCATGGGAGCAACACCCCGACCACACCATAACTAAAGCATTGGTAGCTGAACGTGCTATATTCTTTGTACTTCTGCCTTTTTTTAGGTTTTGTGGGGATGCTGGTCTCAGAACGGTATCAGCTGATATTTCCAGAGACGAACAAATACACGTGGCCACTAATAGCCTCGTATGTGCTGATATGGGCCTTACTCCTAGTCAATCTCTGGATAAACTTAGGAAGGCCACCATTAACTGGGTATTCCAACCCCTAGGTATAAATACTACCGATAAATATTTGGACAAAAATTTTTGGCTGGATGCAAGCGATCGCTTAATGTATGAAGGGAAAGCCCCACAGTTTTCTGAGACACAGAGAGCCCGTATGCCAGCCTTTTTCGAACACTCAAATGTCAATCTCCCTAAATACGCTTAAGCTTCACAACGAAAGAGTTGATGAACTGTTTAAGAAAGTGGAGGACAATTTCAAATGGAATCCTGTCCACCCTAAAGAACCAATTGAATCAATTATGTACCGTGCTGGACAGGCCAGTGTGGTAGAATATATACGAAACTTATTAGAAGACGAAAACTAATGTGCGTAGGAAACTTATTCGGTAGCCCCAAGGCACCAGCCCCACCACCAAGGATGAGACCTGCTCCTCCTTTAAGGTCACCAGCACCTCCTCCAGAGATGCCAACACCTGAAACTATAAAAGAATCAGATGAGGATTCTAAACTTTCAACACGTAAAAAGAAAGCTTTAGAAATTCAAAAAGTACAGCGTGGAGTAAAAGAATTTGGAGCTATTAATCCAGCATCCACACCTGATACACCTCCAGGCGGAGTCACAACACCACAATAAAAGAGAATTATTATGTGTATAGCAGGATCACAACTGCCAATAGAAAATTTGGCAGGAGCAGTAAAAAATACTAGAGATAATGTCAACAGCCTTTTCGGTTGGGGTAATCCAGGTACTAGAGGTGAAGGTCCAAAGACACCTCCTTCTGTTACAAATATATATAATTACGGTCAAAAATCTGGTGATACGAAACCTACTAAAACTAAAACTCCCAATAGATCATCGTTAAATACTAGAGGAGGTAATTACTGATGTGTTTAGGAGGAGGTAGTGTCGATCCAGGACCACCTCAATGGATGACTAGAACTAAAGTGGAACCATATACTGGACCAACCCCTCCAGAAATGGTAAACGATATGATAGTATCAGACACTGGAGATTTTACCAGAAAAAATAATTTAAAAATTGATAAGCCAGCCGCTCAAAGTTCTAAACAATATGGCGGAGCAGCATAATGAAAGCACGTGATAGATACGCTCAACTAACTCGCAATAGAACACAGTTCCTTCATACTGCAGTTGAGTGTTCAAGATTAACGTTACCCTACCTAGTTCAAGAGGACTTAAGTTCACGACCTGAGCACCAAAAGTTGCATACACCTTGGCAGTCAGTAGGCTCCAAGTCAGTGGTTAACTTAGCAGCAAAACTTATGTTAGCTTTGATACCACCACAAACAAGCTTCTTTAAGTTACAGATTAGAGATGATAAATTAGGAGAAGAGATAGCTCCTGAAGTCAAGAGTGAACTAGACTTATCCTTTGCCAAGATGGAAAGAATGGTAATGGATTACATCAATGCCTCTAGTGATAGAGTGGTAGTACATCAAGCTTTGAAACACTTGATTGTATCTGGTAATGCATTGATATTTATGGGTAAAGACGGTCTTAAAAATTTTCCATTAAATCGTTACGTTGTTAATCGTGATGGTAATGGGTATATTTGTGAGATTGTTACTAAGGAACTAATAAGTCGTAAGATGCTGGAGCCAGATCTGCCAGAATCTTTACCTAATTCTCCTGGAGATGATGGGTATTCGACAGGATCTAAAGATCAAGACGTTGAGGTATACACCTACGTCCGACAGGATGAAAAGAGTGGACGCTGGGTCTGGCATCAAGAAGCATTTGATAAAATACTTCCTGGTAGCCGTAGCACAGCACCAAAGAATACTTCTCCTTGGTTAGTATTGAGATTTAACACAGTAGATGGTGAAGACTACGGTCGTGGTAGAGTAGAAGAGTTTCTTGGTGATATACGATCACTCGAAGGACTCTCTCAGGCACTCGTAGAAGGCTCTGCAGCAGCCTCTAAAGTTGTTTTCCTTGTATCA